CAAGCTCTATAAGACAGAGGCTGAGCTGGCTACCGCTCTCCGTGTTAAGGAGATCGTAACTGTCGAGCCGATGGAAGGCATGAAGATTGATGGCAAGACCCTTGCCGGCGTTATCGTAAATCTTGCTGACTACAATGTTGGCGCAGACAAGGGCGGCGAGATCAACATGTTCGATGACTTCGATATCGACTACAACCAGATGAAGTACCTTATCGAGACCCGTTGCTCCGGTGCTCTGATCAAGCCCTTCTCCGCAATGACTGTTCTGGTTAGCGATTCTAACAGCACACCCATCGGCGGTTGATAGATTCAAAATGGACGGTGAAATAGCATGAAGTATTACGGATCGGTTGGATACATGGTCACTGAAGAACAGATGGTTGACGGAGAAGAAACCGGTGTTTGCGTTGAGCATGTTGTTGAACGCGAATACTACGGGGATGTTCTCAAGAATACCAGTGGCTGGCAAAACGGAGAGCATCTTAACGATGACTTGAAGGTGAATGTCAGAATCAGCATTGTCGCCGATCCGTTTGCTTATGCACATTTCAGTGAAATCAGATACGTGAACTGGATGGGGTCCCGATGGAAAGTTAAATCTGTCGAGCTCCTCTATCCACGGATAAATCTGGAAATCGGAGGTGTCTACAATGAACAAAAGACTGGAACTCCATAGAATCCTCAGTGCGATTCCCGGAGTTAAGAAGGCATGGTTCCAGCCTCCGGCTTCCGTAAAGATGATTTATCCGTGCATAGTCTATGAACTGAACAATATGGATACGCAGTTTGCAGACGATAATCCGTACTCAATCAGGAAAAATTACACTGTTACAGTGATTGACCCTAATCCTGATTCAACAATTCCGGATGAAGTTGCCAAGCTCCAGTATTGTCGGTTCGATAGATTCTTCACGACAGACAATCTAAACCATTATATTTTCAAACTTTACTATTAGGAGGTAATTACACATGGCTAAACTGGCATGGGATGAAACGTCTAAAAGACTTTACGAAACTGGTGTACGTAACGGCGTACTTTACCCGCAGGCGACCAACGGTACCTATCCGAAGGGTGTAGCATGGAACGGCCTTACCGCTATTACCGAGAGCCCGTCCGGTGCAGAAGAGACTGCTCTGTGGGCAGACGATATCAAGTACCTGTCTCTTCGTTCTGCCGAGGAGTTCGGTGCCACAATCGAAGCTTACACTTATCCGGATGAATTTGCTATCTGCGATGGATCTGCAGAGCTTGCCGAGGGCGTAATCATTGGTCAGCAGCCGAGAAAGCCTTTCGGTCTTTGCTACAGAACTGTTCTTGGTAACGACACCGAGCTGGATGCTCACGGCTACAAGCTGCACCTGATTTACGGCGCTACAGCTTCTCCTTCTGAGAGAGCTTATCAGACTGTAAACGATAGCCCGGAGGCAATCACTTTCTCCTGGGAGATGACCACTGTTCCGGTTGCAGTCACTGGCGCTAAGCCGACTGCCTGCATTACAATCGATTCTACAAAGGTTGACACTGCCAAGATGGCTGCTCTTGAGAAGGTCCTGTATGGAGATGCAGAAACCGAGGCAAGACTTCCGCTTCCGGATGAGATCAAGGAGCTGTTCTCCGAATAATTCTATTTAGCACCCCTATGGGCCCTGGCCAAACTTCAAAATGGCTGGGGCCTTTTTAAATGAAAGGAGATAGACATGTTAAAGAAAACCGTAACTTATACCGATTACAACGGTGTTGAAAGAACTGAAGACTTTTACTTCAACCTGACCAAGGCTGAGATTACCGAAATGGAGCTTTCCACTGAAGGTGGCCTGGAGGCAATGATCAGAAAGATTGTTGCCGAGAAGAATGCTCCTGCAATTATTAAGATCTTCAAAGAGCTGGTGCTTAAGGCGTACGGCGAGAAGTCCCCGGATGGCAGACGGTTCATCAAGAACGATGAGGTTCGCGATGCCTTCTCCCAGACAGAAGCTTATAGCGAGATCTTTATGGAACTGGCAACAGATGCTGATGCGGCTGCAGCGTTTGTCAACGGTATTACTCCGAAGATTGACGGCGCTCCGAAGCCTGCTCTGGTTAAACCGGAATAAGCATAGAATATATACGGAGATGAGGGAATGTTAGAGATTACAATTAACGGCTCTTCCGAGCTGTACGATTCGTCAACCAATACTTTCTACGAGATCAAAGGCCAGAAGATTGCACTCGAGCATTCCCTTGTATCCATTTCAAAATGGGAGTCAAAATGGCATAAACCATACTTATCCGGCGGTCAGAAAACGCTCGAGGAGAATATCGATTACATCAGGATGATGACTCTGACCAAGAATGTTGATCCCAGGCTTTACTATCTGATGACCGAAGACAACATGAATGAGATAAGTGACTACATTAACGATCCCATGACTGCGACATGGTTCTCTAAGTCGAAAGACGAGAGACCTAATCACAGAATAATTACCTCCGAACTCATCTATTACTGGATGATTAGCCTTAACATCCCAATGGAGTGTCAGAAATGGCATCTGAACAGACTTCTTACGCTTATAAGAGTCTGCAATGCGGAGAACAATCCTCAGAAGATGGGAAGGAGCGCTGAAGCAAGCCAGAGAGCTATGCTCAATAAGGCAAGACGTAAGGCTCATGGCAGCAGGGGGTAATCAATGATTGGTGTTAAATTTACACACAAGGGAGACCTATCCAGGACTCGTAAGTTTCTGCAGGCTTTGAAAGAGAAGAGTTTCCTGAAGCATTTGGAGAAATACGGAGAGATGGGTGTCGAAGCTCTGGCGTCTGCAACTCCTGTTGATACGGGAAAGACTGCGGCGTCTTGGGGTTATGAGATCCATTCAGAGGGAGATTCGGTTTCTATCATCTGGACTAACTCTAACATTAATAAGAACGTGAATATTGCAATTATTCTGCAGTATGGACACGGCACAAGAAATGGCGGCTACGTTGTAGGAAGAGATTACATCAATCCTGCAATGCAGCCGATTTTTGATCACATTGCTGACGCTGTTTGGATGGAGGTGACTAGGCTATGAGTTCGATTGACGAGAGAATTGTGCAAATGCAATTCGACAACGATCAGTTTGAGAGCGGAGTTAAGACAACTCTTAATACCCTCGATAAGCTGAAATCATCTCTCAAACTCCAGAATGCCACAAAGGGTTTCGAGGATGTAAACAAGTCGGTAAAAGGCATCGACCTTAATCCGCTAATCAACTCCGTCGAAACAGTGAGCAATCGATTCTCAACGCTCGGTATCATTGGAACGACCGCGCTGATTAACATTACTAACAAGGCTATCGATGCCGGTGAAAAGTTAGTAAAGTCCTTGTCCATTGATCAGATTGCTGCTGGCTGGAGCAAGTACGCTGATAAGACGGCAGCAGTTCAGACTATTATGTCTGCTACCAGGGAGACATGGGAAGAAAGTGCAAAGGCTCTCGAGTTCGAAGGAACTCAGATGGAGTTTGTAAACAGTCAGCTTGACAAGCTTAACTGGTTCACTGACGAGACTTCTTACAACTTCCTCGACATGGTAAACAATATTGGTAAGTTTACCAATAACGGTGTACAGCTTCAGGACGCTGTAACCTCAATGGAGGGTATTTCGACTTGGGCAGCTCTTTCTGGCGCGACCATTACAGATGCTGGAAGAGCAATGTATAACTTCTCGCAGGCAATGGGCGCTGGAGCAATGAAGCTTCAGGACTGGAAATCTATTGAGAATGCCAACATGGCTACGGTTGAGTTCAAGCAGGCTGCAATTGATACAGCTCTTTCTCTTAATAAGCTCACAGAGGCTGAGGAAGGAGTATATAAGGCAGCCGAGCCTCTCAAAGGTAAGGGCACTGAATTCGGGCTTACTACGTTCTCTCAGAGTCTTAAGGACGGATGGTTTGATACCGAAGTAATGGTAAAGACTCTTGAGAAATTTGGTGGTTTTACCGATGAACTTAACCGTTTCCTAGAATCTCCTAATATCGACAAGTATTATTACAGCACTAGCAGACTTTTGGACGACCTCGAAGCTTTCAATTCTGCGGATGCCGCAGGACAGATGGAGATTCTTCAAAAGGCTTCTAAGGGTACTGGAAAATCTGTAGATGAGCTCAGAGAAGAATTCGAGAAGCTTAACTCCAGTGAGTTTGATATTGGTAGAAGGGCATTTAAAGCTGCTCAGGAAGCTAAGACATTCGCCGAGGCTATTGACTCTGTAAAGGATGCTGTATCAACTGGATGGATGAATACCTTCGAGTTGATATTTGGTAACTATGAAGAGGCAAAGGTTCTGTGGACTGATCTTGCAAACAGCCTTTATGATATTTTCGCCGAGGGAGGCAATGTTCGAAATGACCTTCTTCAGGTGTGGAGAGATCTTGATGGCCGTAAGGCATTGATCGAAGGATTTGCTAATCTGTTCAGTTCTCTACTGAGAATGGCAGAGCCTCTCAGCAATGCTTTCCACGAAGTATTCCATACTGGTGCCGGCTTTGTCAACGAGATGGGCTGGAAACTAACGGTAGCCACCGCTAGATTCAGAGATTTCGCTAGCAACCTGTGGCTCACGGATACTGCTTATGAGAATCTGACGAATACTTTCAAGGGCTTGTTTACGGTTATCAAGGGTGTTCTCAATGTATTCAAGACAATTGCGAGCATTCTTTCAGTATTCCTGCAGCCCCTGAATGTTCTTGCCGATGTAATATTCTCTATCACCGGACGAATCGGTCAGATGATCATGGGAGCAGAGGAAGCTGCCAAGAAATCAGAGTCTCTTGCTGGGTTCATTGAGAACATCAGGCAAAAAGCCCAGCTTCTTGCGGACATTCTTACGATTGTCATCAAGGTCGTAGGACTCCTTGTCTGGTCGTTCCTTGATTGGATCGAAACGTCCGATATTGCCCAGAGAGTTCTTGACAACCTTAGAGGTGGGCTTTACATCCTTGCTGGCGCTTTCAAAATGGCAATCGTTTTGGTCGCCAAGTTCATAGTGAAAGTAGTCGAAATCGCGGAGAAGGTTGTCCCGAGAGTTAAGCAGGCATTCACGGATCTTTGGAATAACCTGGTTGAGGCGTTTCCTGGTCTTGAGACTGTAAGGTCTAAGATTACTAATTTCTTTAAGTCTATCTCTAAGATCAAAGGTTCTTCAGAGGTATTCGATAAGCTTAGAAGTAAGATTAAGCTTCTTGGAACAAAGGTCAATCCGATTCTCGATAAGGTTGGGAAGCATATTTGGAACCTTCTCAGAACAATCAAGAATTTCACTGTGGCCAACACGCCAAAGGCATTCCAGCTTCTTGGTGATGCTATCACAGGACTTGGTAAAGTTGTTACGTCTATTGGGACTGGCATGGGACCGGTATTCGAGAAGCTTGGTCAGGCATTCGGTATCTTTATCGACAAGATCAAGTCTCTTGACTGGGATGGTATCGCAGCTAATATGCAGGCTAAGGCTTCAGTCATTGCCGGCGTACTAGTTTCAGTCGGTTCTGCCATCTGGCACTTCATTGACGACTTTGTCAAAGCTCCTAACAAGATCGAGTTTATCGTTGACAAGATCAAGAAAATTATCGACGACATAAACAAGAAACTTCAGGAGATTGCTAAAGATAAGAACATTCAGGAACTTGGACAGAAGATCCAGAATTTCGTGGATAAGATTAACGAGGCATTTAAGGGTCTTAATCCGGCTAAATTCCTGCTGTTTGCGTTCGGTGCCGCCATGGTAATGACGGTATGGAAGATCGGAACAGCGTTTGAGAAGATAGGACAGTTTGCTGAAACGGCGAAAGACCTGTTCGGAATCACATCCCTTATCAAGAAACTTACAAACGCAATCAAGGCAACCACGACAATCACTCAGATAGCTCTTTCGATTTCTATGATTGCGGCTGCTTTAAAGGTTATCTCTGAGATCCCCAAAGAAGATCTTATGAGAGCTGTAAAGGTCATTGGCGGTGTCGCTATTGCTCTAGCAGCGATAAGCTTTGCACTGTCCAAATTCAATGCAGAGAAGTTCACTGCTAATACGAAGTCCATCATCTACATCGCTGGAGCAATAGGTATTCTGGCAGCAGCTCTGTGGATTCTTTCAAAGACCGCAAACATTGACGGACTTCTTGTTAAGGCAGGAGCACTTGCACTTATTATTGTAGCATTTGGTGCTGTAGCCATTGCGCTTAACAGGTTTGCTCCGGACTTTAAGGCAAGCTCCAAGGGATTAATGGCACTGGCAGCTTCTGTGCTGATGCTTACCAAAGCCCTCGACAACATTTCAAAAACACTTGAAAAAGACAATGCAGAGCAGGCAGTGGAAACCCTTATTGGTCTTATGGCCGCATTGGGAGTGCTTGCAGTTGCGGCATCTGGTGTTGGATTTGGCGTTGGATTCGGGATGATGGGTCTTGTTGCTTCGATCATGATGCTTGATCTGGCTCTTAAGTATCTGCTTCACTTTGGAACCACTGCCGATCAGATTATGGCGAATATCGATAAGGTAATTACTGTGCTCGGTATTCTTGCAGTAATACTTATGTCTACGAGACTTGCAGGAGAGCATGCAGCTCAGGCTGGTGTTGCAGCATTACTTATATCAACGTCGCTTATATTATTGACTTATGCAATAGATCAGCTTAAAGGGCTTGACGCAATGGAAATTGGCCCAGGGGTTGTAGCACTTGGTGTGCTTGCACTGGCACTTGGCGGAGCCCTTAAACTTATCGGTGATGCCGGTAAACATGCAATCAAAGCAGGTATTGGCGCTTTGCTGATTACGGCAGCAGTGATGTTGCTAACCAAATGTGTTAAGAGCTTTTATGAGCTTTTGTCTGCAACCGACGGGCAAAAGTTTGAAGATAAGCTTAACAATCTAGCATGGGCCATTATTGGTATTGTAGCCATTTTCGGCGCAATCGCTTTAGCTGTGAAAGCTTCCGAAAAGGCGAAGGTAGGTCCGCTTCTTGCAATGATCCTTACTCTCGGAGCGATTGTTGGAAGTATCGCAATGTTGTCGGTTGTTGCGTCGGCTGATTATGTGGCGTACGGCGCGGCAATTGGCGGAATATGCTTGTCATTGATAGCACTTGCTGTTGCAGTTGCGGCAGCGTCGAAGGCATCTGAGAAGGCAAAACTCGGTCCGCTTATTGCAATGGTTGTTGGCCTTGGAGTGCTTATAGCCGGGTTGACAGCCCTTACATTCAGAGATTCTGGAAAGGTTCTTTTGTCTGCTGCTGCATTGGGCGGGGTTATGCTCGCACTCGGAAAAGCAGCTCAGTGGGCTAACAAAGCTGAAAAAGGAGTAAAGGCCCTTGCGGTAATGGCTGTTCCGCTGTTAGCAGCTGCAGGATCGATATTCTTGTTGTCAACATTTGCCAACGTTGACGGTCTCATTCCTGCCATGGTCGCATTAGTAGGTGTTATGCTTACGATTGCCGGAGCAGCAAAGTGGGCTAATGACGCTGAAAAGGGAGCCGAAGCTTTAAAGAAGATGGCACTGCCTCTTGCCGTAGCTGCAGGAGCCTTGTGGCTTGTTACTAAAAATAATGCCGATTGGAAAACAATTGCCGCGGCTGCCG